GGCGGCAAGCGTCGAGACGAGGCTCGAAACGCAATAGTGGATTTCCTGGGCGATCATCTGGTCGAGGGTTCTCATTGTCGTTTCTCCGGTTTGTCTGCCAGCATCGGCCGGCGTTGGTCGTGATAGGCGATTAAACGGGCAGGAAGGCACCGTAGACGAGCGCGAAGGCGTAGACGGCGGCAATGCCCGCCGCGAGCCGAAACGCTTCTGTGAGGTACTCCCAGGCGATTTGGCGGGCGGTCATCGTTCGAGCACGTAGACATCGGAGCCGCACGAAGGCTCGAAGCTTGCAGGCGTTTCGTCCGAATAGGGATCGAAGCCGGCTTCGCTCGCCTCGAAAAGGTATTCAGAGAAGTTGCAGCAAGCGAGCCAAAAGACCCGGTGCGTTATCGTCTCATCGTCGGCCAGCGTCTCGTCGTCGCCTAGATCGTCGGCGGTCAGGTCATCCCATGCGCCGTAACCTTTCAGGCATTCGCGGGCGGCGTCCTGATCAACGCTAAACTGCAATTCCTCGACCCAATGCTGGACAGCGGCATCGGCGGATCCCGGCCCGCTGCAATCTTCGATCGCTTCGCGCGGCAGGTCGGTCAGGCTCAATTCGTAACCGACATGGATCGGTCTTCTGGTGGCGGTCGTCATGGTCGTTTCTCCGGTTTGTCTGTTGCGGTTGGTCGTGAGTGCGGATTATGCGGCGCGTTCAGCGCGGGCATCCGCCCTGCGCGCCATGCGGTGCATCGCGGCGACGAAGTAAGCGTCGTCGGCGTGCTTGGCGGCTTCGGCCAGGAAGTAGGCGGCGCGTTCGGTCTTGGCGGTGTAAGCGGTCATCGGGTCGGCTCCGGTTCGGCGTTTCGATGTCTAGAATGTATGTCGGTTTACAGGCCGCGTCAACAGATAAAACGGATGTCGGCAGATTATTTTCAGGGCCGACTTCGTAGCGATCAGATATTGTTATCGTCACGATGGTTTTGATAGGATAAGCCTATCAGGAAGCGCGTACGATGCGGCAGGATAAGGCTCGGACGCGATTAACGTATTGTCCTCATTGGGTAATTTGTTCGATGCCGCTTCGAAATGGGAAATTAAATCCTCAAGAGAGGGCTTTTGTGGAACATTATTCTAAAACCGGCGATCCGACCTATTCGGCCGCGAAAGCCGGCTATGCACACCCCGTCCAGCGCGCGGCGCAGAACCTCGGGAAACCGGCCGTCAATGACGCCATCCGCGCGGCGCAGGCTGCCAGGCTGACGAACGACGAATTGCCGCTGGCGATCGACGTCATTCACAACGTGATGATGGACGAGAAGCAGCCTGGGCGGACGCGGCTGGACGCGGCGAAGTTCGTCGTCCTCCAGACGATCGGCCGCGACGAGGGCAAAGGATCCAAGGAAGCCCATGAGATGACCGGCGACGAGCTCCAAGCCGCGCTCGATCGTCTCCGCAGGGAGGCCGCCGACCGTGCGCGCCAGGTCATCGAGCACGATCCGGCCGAGGGCGCGCCGATCGACGAGGCGGCCGGCAAAACGAGCCCTTTCGACTAGGTTGCGCGCAAGTTGCGCCCAACGGCAAGGCGCAAAGCCCTATGCCACAAGGGTTGCTCACTGTCTTATGAAGGGAGAAAGCGCGTCGGCGGGGCGGCCGGTGGCCCCTCGGCGGCCGGACCCGGGCCCCGGCACCAGTCCGGTTCGCGACGCGGCGGCTGCGTCACCCACCCCTACAAAAATAACGTGGTTTCAGCGTACCGGACATGTTGTCTTAGCGTCCGCAATCGGTTATTTTATCTGCTGACGCAAAGGAGATCAGCAGATGCCCAAGCGCAGACCCCTCCCCGCCGTCGAGCGCCTGAGAGAGCTATTCGCCTACGACCGCGAGACTGGAGTTGTGACCGCGAAGGTGACGCTCAAGCCATCGAACGGCCGACGCGGCCTCGTAGCTGGCGAGCCTGTCGGCTACCTGTCCACCTTCGGCTACCTGAAAGTCACCATCGACGGCGAACTGCACACGCTGCACCGGGCCATCTGGAAGATCGAGACAGGCGAGGAGCCGCCCGCGTATCTCGACCACGTGAACCGGGTTCGCGACGACAACAGGTGGGTGAATTTGCGGGAGGCCGACGCGAAGACAAACGCGGCCAATTCGTCGATCTCTCGAGCCAATACGTCCGGGGTGAAAGGTGTTCGCCGAAGCCCTTACAGCGCGGACTGGACAGCCTCGTTCACCCGAGGCGGAAAGGTGTACAAGCTGGGTAAGTTCAAAACCCGCGAGGAGGCCGCCGCGGCCTTCGAGGAGGCAGTTCGCGAGATCGACGGCGACTTCGCGAACCCAGAAACAGGCCCGGAACGCATCATTTACGACGTCGTCGAGATGATCGACGAGCAATTCACCGATGCCGTCGCGGCGGCTGTCCGCCGCGTGTGGAGATACCAGCTTGACCCAGGTGTCCCACCCCACGTCAAGGAAACGCTGATCGACATTGGCGTCGACATGTCCACGGAACTCGCGCGGATTTGCCCACAGCGGTACGGGCAGATGCGGAAGCGCGCAAACGATCCGTCCTGACGGCCCTCATCGGCTGACATAGCCTACAGTCCTCCCGGCCCTTCCGCCGGTAGCGCCAGCGAAAACGCCTCCGCGACCTCCTCCCAGCGGGGGCGTTTTTGCGCCTGCTTGCCGGCATCGTCTGCTTCGGGTACTTTCGCGGCAGATTTCAGCCGACGGAGCAGATATGGCCGACCCGAACGACTACGAGCCGAGCTACACGTTCACGTCGAGCCCGAGCTTTTTTCCTGCGGCGCAACTGAACGTCGAGTTCCTGAACGTCGCGTTGTCCACCGAGGAAATCGTCCTCGCGATCCAGGACCTCCGCAGATCGGACGGGGCACTGAACAACGAGATTGTCACGCTCGACAGTCTGGCAACTGAAGTTCGCCAGGACATCGGCGAGGGCGCCACAGCCGCGGCCACAGCCGCGGCCACCAGCGCGGGCGCCGCTGCCGGATCAGCCAGCACGGCGGCGACCTCGGCGGGCCAGGCGATGGGTTTCCGGAACTCGGCGCAGAACTGGGCCGAGCAGGACGAGGACACCCCTGTCAATGACGGGACGAACCCCGTTGGGTTTTCCTCACGACACTGGGCCTACAAGTCCGAGAGCCAATCGGCTGGTGCAGAAGCCGCCCGTGACATCGCCGCCGGCTATGCCTCCGATGCCGTTAGCCAAGGAAATGTGCCGATCTATGCGGCAGTGGCAGGCATGGGCGCGTTGTCAGTTCCGGTTGGCATCAATGCAATCCGTGTGAATGGCTATGCGGCGGCGGGTGACGGCGGTGGTGCTCTCTACAAGCGCGTTGCATCTGAGCCATCCCACGCTGGCAAGTTCCAGTCCACAGATGGGGCGTGGTGGGCGCTGGCCGAGCTGATCTGGAACCCGTTCATGCTCGGTGCGGCAGGCGATGCCGTGACTGCGGTGCAGGCGGTAGCATCAAGTATGCAAAGCGGCGTTATCCCCGACGCCACGTTCATCGTCTCCGACGAGATCGACCTGACCGTACCGAAGGACTTCGTTGGGACCGGCGCAAGGTCCCGCATCCAGACCACAGCCGGCTTCACCGCTAACAGCATCCTCCGCATTTCGCCCCCTGCTAGCACCGATCCAAAGCGGTGGCGGGTGGGTAACTTCGCACTGAAGAATGCAGGCGGCGCAGACAACGCGATCATCATCGATCTCGCAGCCGCCAACAAATATATCAGTAAGCTCACATTAGAGAACATCACTTCGGAGACTCCTGTTGATGAGCACTTTCTGAAGATAATCAACTCAATCCCGAACCAAGACGGACTATTTACATCCGTCATTCAAGATAACTGGAGTTTTGGCGGCTATTATCTGGACAACGTGGGTGATAGCCTTTCGTTTTTGAGAAACACGACCACGGGCGCAGGCGTCGGATATTACGTCAACGAGCTTGGGACTGCTGCAAACATCCTGATTGCAGACGGGAACTGCACATCTGCAGGCGGGGTAGTGTCGTGCGTCAAAGGTGCAAACGTCACCATCAGGAACATGCAAGGCGAAGCTCCTGTAGGTTCGGCCGCCGATAACGATGCGATGGTTAGTCTGGCGCATTCGGCCGGGAACCTGATCTTCAACACGAAGATAGTTGAGTGCAATCTCAACACGAAAGGAAACCTGAAGCGGTGCATTTATCTTCAGGATACCGACCTTACCTTCATCGAAGGGAATCAACTTTACTGCGACCCCACCGATCCAACGGCAGCGCACATTTACATCGACACGGGCGCTCGCAACACCATCGTCGGACAGAACAAATACTTCAGTTCCGTTACAGGCGCTGAGATATCCCCGATCATCAGCGACAACGGCATCGGAACGGTTGCGAGGTGGAAAGACACGCCCATCACCCTTTCCGGCTGGGCTGCGGCAACAGGCGGCGGGACGGAAGCTGCGCCGGGCGTCTTCAAATCTCGCGACGGTGAAGTCCAGTTCCGAGGCCGGGCAACCGGGCCTGCCTCAGTTGTCGGTGACATCCTGTTCCAGCTACCGGTAGGGTACAGGCCCGCCAAGGCCTGTCAGTTACGTGCCTACGGTACGGCAGCGGTCCCGAACGTCATCTTGCAGGTGCTATCGACGGGTAACGTCCAATTACTCACAGCCGGCACGTGGGGCATTAACTTCAACGATCTGAGGATCAATACGAGGTGAGGTCCTACGCTATTCGCAAAGTCCCGACGCGCACTGTCCAAGGTCCAAATCTTGATGTCCTATTAAAGGACTGAAGAAGTTGGTGAGCACATGCCGGAACATGAACTGGTAGATAAACGCGCAGGCCACTAGGGCAAGCACAGCCCACACGATCTGCCGCTCACGGGGATTTAGAACCCTCCACCTAATGGCGAGCGCACATGGCAAGAAGCCAAATGGCACCGTCATTTGCCATACGCGAGCGGAAAGCACCGGCATCGAGTTGAAGACGTAGAGCGTGGTCCCGAAAAGGAAGACGATGACGGCGCAGGAAGCCGCCACCGGAACGGTCGCCGGCATTGTGAACCTTTGCATATGCGTATGCCTGACCTGTCTCCGCCGCTCTCGGATCAGTCGTTCGCTGCACCAGACTGCAAAACCACTGAGAATCACACTCAGGAGGGGCAGCATCTTCAGCCATGGGGACCCGCTGCTTTCCTCAAGTCTCGCATACACATCCACCCGCGAGAAGTAATTCGCGATCCAAGGGACGGAAAAGGAGACTCCTAGTAGGAGTGTTACAAGGGCCAGGATCCGAAAGGAGCGGACGCTGACCCCGAACTGACGAAAGAAGATCCAGCTTCCGCAGAGAACCAGCGTCACCGCCAGCGACGAAAGGTGGAATGTTGCGGCAATAGTTGCGGCAACTAGCAGAGGCCACAGCCGCCCTGACCTCGCAGCGACCAAAAGGCCAACAACCGCAATCGATTGCGATATTCCAGCCCTCAGAGCGTTAGTTTCGAGCATGGCTATAAAGAAAACGAACAGACCGGACAATATCGCCATATGAACCCCGAATCGACGCAAAGCTAAAATCTTTGCGTAAATCGAGCTTGCTGCTAAAATCGGAAGTATTGCGCTTGTAGGAATGATCTGCGCTAGAGCAAAACAGAGAACGGCAAAACCAATTTCAAAGCTAAGATAGAAATTGTAGAAACCTTCTTGGATAGCCACGCTATAATATGGAGCGTTCTCCCAAGCGTTTGTCTGAAAGTTACTGAAAGTTGTATATGACAGCTCCAAAATGAAGCGCTTATAAAATGCGTAATCATAGGACAGTTCGAAGTCGTCATAACTCAAGCGGGCAAAAACAACCGCTGCGCAAATAATCGGAAACCAGCGAGCGCCGACCCATACGCGAAGTTTGCGTCCTGCCTGACGTGACGTGCCTTGAGGTAGGCTCAGGGAGCTGTCTGTGATCCATCTTCTGGCATTCCGCATAAAGCATTGCCTCTATCCGGCGTTTATCTACCGGACGGTTGAGCGGGCTTCGGCCCATGGGTTGCACAATCCATACTCACTGCACCCGCACCGGTAAAGCCACCACCCACAGGAGAACGACCATGGACACGCCCGCACAGGGGCGCGCCTTCGTGCTTCTTGCCCCGCCCACTCCCTTCCCGTATGCTGCGGCAGATTTCAGCAGACGGATTGACAGATGGCCGCCGGCAACTTCCCCGCATGTCTGACCGAAACCCTTCGCTGGGAGGGCGGCTACGTCAACCACCCGAACGACCCGGGCGGCCACACGAACAAGGGCGTCACGCTCGCGACGCTGCGGCGTTACAGGCCGGGCGCCACGGTCGCCGACCTGAAGGCGATCTCCCGCGACATGCTGGAGACGATCTATCGGGTCGGGTACTGGGGGCCGGTCAAGGGCGACACGCTCGCCCCGGGCGTCGATCTCGCGACCTTCGACTACGGCGTGAACTCCGGGCCGGGCACCGCGCGCAAGAAGCTGCTGGGCGTCGTCGGCGGCTCCGACGTCGAGACCGTCAAGAAGCTCTGCGCGGCGCGGCTGCGCTCCTACAAGTCCTTCAAGCACTGGGCGTCTTTCGGCAAGGGCTGGACCCGCCGGATCGCCGGCATCGAGGCCAAGGGCGTCGCGATGGCGCTGGCCGCCGTCGTGCCGACGCCGAGCCCGGCCCCGCGCCAGGACATCGAGATCATCGACAAGCTGGGTGACGAGGAGCGCAAGGCCGATGCGACCGCGATGCAGCAAAAAGGCGGCGCAGCGGCGTCGGGTGCTGGCGGCGCAACCGCCGGCGGAACGGCCGTCACCGACCCTGCCAATCTGGAGCCCGCCTTCAACTGGCTCATTGCCGGCGGCTTCGTCGTCGCTATCGGCCTCGCCGTCTTCCTGATCTGGCGCTCCCACATCAACAAGGAGCGGGCCAAGGCCTACGCCCGCGTCGCCGAGGAGATGATCCCGTGATCGGACTGCTCACCCGCCTCGCCCTTCGCTACCTCGCCGGCGCGCTGATCGCGATCGGCTGGTCGGAGAGCGACGCCATGTGGTTCCTCGGGGATCCCGAGATCGTCAGCTACATCACGCTTGGCATCGGCGCCCTGATCGGCACCGGAACCGAGCTCTGGTACGCCCTCGCCAAGCGCTGGGGGTGGCGGACGTGATCCCGTGGCGCCTCATCATCGCGGTTGCCGGCGTCGTCGCTCTCGCGGCGTTCCTCGCCTACGTCGTGACGCTGATCCGCACTGACGCGGCCCGCGACCAGATCGACGCAATCAAGCAGCAGAACCAGGAGGCCGGCGATGCTGGTGAAAACGCTCGCCGCGGCCGCGCTGATTGCGTCGCTGACGGGATGCTCTGGGACTACGAGCACGGCTTCTGTGTCCGCGCAAACTGACCTGCGCCGCGCCATCGGAACCGCCCTGCCCGGCACGCGCGGCCTGACCGCCGCCGACCAGAACGCCATCGACGACACCGTGGCGGGCTCTTGTGCCATCGGGCTGTACCGGCCCGACGAGTGCCGGCGCCACAACGGAGTAGCGCGGTGATCATTGGTCGCATCAAGAAACGGTTCCAGGAGAGAGCGTCGGAGTGGTTCTGCGCCGCCGTCACGCTCTCCTTCGGCGCCACGCTGCTCCACCCGAGCGAGACATTCACCAGTCCGGCCTACCGCGCCTTCGAGTGGCCGGGCGAGTTCTGGACCGGCGTGATCGTCGCGGCCGTCGGCTTCACGTGGCTGATCGGCCTGATCGTCAACGGCGCCCGCCAGAAGGTCACGTCCACGATCCGCATGGTCTGCGCGTTCATGGGCGCGCTGGTGTTCGGGATGCTCGGCATCGGTTTTCTGGGCGCCTATTTCATCAACGGCGTCCTGTCGACAGGCGTCGGCCACTACCTCCTCGACAGCGTCCTGGTGCTCTACACGCTCTACCACATCGCCGCCGATAAGCGGGAAAATGGCTGATGGAGGGCGTACCAGAATGGGTTATGGCGGTCGGCGCAGCCGGCGGCGCCATGCTCGCGGCGTTCGTGGCGCGCATGGGCTGGAAGTCCGGCAGCACCCCCGCGCGGCAGGAAATTGAGATGGCCGGAGCGCTCGTCGACAGTTCGTCGGTCAAGGTGCTCGCCGCGTCGATCGAGGCGCTCGCCTTCACGCTGAAAGACCTCGAGAGCAAGATGCACGGCCCGGCGAAAGAGCGCCGCGAAAGCGCTGACGACACGATCGAGGCGCTCCGCAACCACACCCGCGAACTGAACGAACTCCGCCACGAACTGCGCGAAATCCGTGGGGAAATGTCCTCGCGGCCGCGCAAGTAGCAAGGCCACCTGATGCCCAGCCAGAATGCCGTCAATCCGATCACGGGCAAGCGCTACGCCTGGGAGGAAGAACAGCGCCGTCTGGCCGGCAAGGATCCCGAGCTCGATCGGATCAACGCCGAAGCCGCGATGTTCGAGCGCCAGCTTACGGCGGTCAAGGCGCGCGACGATCTGCTGGCATACACCAAGTTCACGATGCCCGACCCAGAGGCGCCGAGCGACGTTCACCGCTCGCGCTACAAGGCCGCGCAGTTCCACGAAATCATCGCGCGTCATCTGGAAGAGGTCGAGGCCGGCGACGTCCGGCAGCTGATCTTC